CAAGGCTATTGCGGAAATTACCAAGGACGAGAGGTTCGTTGGTAAAACGACGATTCTTGGGGCGGGCTACGGCATGGGAGCGGCTAAGTTTCAAGCACAACTTAAAAACTTTGGCGTGTCTATTGAACTCGCAGAAGCGAAGCGCATCATTGACACATACCGACTGACATACCCCATGATTCCCGAACTGTGGAAGTCTGCGGGGCAAACCCTCAAGGCCATATTGCAGAAGCAGCACATCACTTTAGGGCGGAACGAACTGTTGAAGGTTGAGGGCGACAACGGTATTATTCTTCCCAATGGTTTGCGCCTGCGGTATCCGAACTTGCGCCTATATGAGAATGAGGAAGGCAAGGCCGAGATCGTCTACGACACCAAGAAGGGCAGGGCAATCATCCCCAACCGAATCTACGGTGGCAAGGTTGTTGAGAACGTATGCCAAGCATTGGCCCGTATCGTGATCGGTGAGCAGATGCTGATGATTGCGAAGAAGTACCGAGTAGTGATGACAGTGCATGATGCTATCGCTTGCATCGTGCCCGAGGCCGAGGCTGAAACCGCCAAAGAGTTTGTTGAGTTGTGTATGCGCCTACGCCCTGCGTGGGCACCCGAGTTACCCCTGAACTGTGAGGCTGGATATGGACAAAGTTATGGTGATTGTTAAAGGAGAACTGATGGTTGATTACGCCTACCCCTGCATGATGGCAGAACGCGCCCTAAAGGACGCCCATGATGCGATGCTTGATCGTGAATATGACAAGGCCATTGAGCACACGCTTGAAGCTATGGCCGAGGTCAAGCTGATGTTGAACGCGATCAAAGAGATGAAGGAGCGGGCAGGTGAATAAACCACTGATCGACAAGTTTTTTGATCGTGTCACTTCTAATGAGTTTGGGGTGCCGATTGAGTTCCGACACAACGCACCAAAGAAGGACGTGCAGACATTTATTCTGTCGCCCGAAGTTGCGTTAAGCGCCGAGATGCTTGTACGTTCAAAGTCTTTCAAGATGCCCAGCCTCGCTGAGTTGCACATGCCGTACCCGCATACGGTGATTGAGTATCCGCTAACAGAGGACATTCGCAAACTACGCGATAGCGGAACCATCAATGGCATCGTGGAGATAACACGCATTGGCGCATATATCCATGAGCTTAGTGAAGGTGTGTTCACTTGCTTGCCATACTGGGAGTTTGTTGACGGTCGCATTCAGCACAGCTTCTTTACATTTTTGTTTGGCATGGACGCCCTTGGCGCGTTTAAAGTGTCTCTTAGCTCTAAGGCCGACGGAGAAGGCGCTATTGATTGCAACCTCATTCCATGCCCAGCGTTTATCGTAGCCGCAGAAAAAGCGGGGGTCGTACCTGAACGCTTGGCGCAAATATTTCACGCACCTGAGACACAACAGCACATCAGGGAAGCCGCCACAGAAATCCCATGTCTTATGTTTGCCTCTTATCTCTTGCTTAGCTGTAAGAGCGGGGTAGGTCGGACTAAGGTTCCCGCACGGATACCGCCTAAAGGCGCGAAGCTTGGTGGTAAAAAACAGAAAGCGTACTCTGCCAGTGCGTACACACTGTTGCATTTGGAAGAAATTGAAAGCGCCACCACCGATGGTGTTGTCAGTCGTCGCTTAGATATTTCAGCCCATTACGTGCGGGGCCACTTCAAGCAACGCAAGAGCGGTATCTATTGGTGGAATTCATTTGTGCGCGGCAACGGGGAACCCCGTCAACGCGAAGCTTACTTGGTAGAGGAGACAGCATGAGCATCGTCTGGTCGTTCAGCAGTCTGAAAACATTTCAGCAGTGCCCCAAAAAGTACTATCACACCAAGATAGCCAAGGATATTGTTGAGCCCGACACACAGGCCACGCTGTACGGCAAGACTGCCCATACTGTGGCAGAGGAATACATCCGAGACGGCAAGCCCGTCCCACCTGCGTTTGAGTACATGCTGCCAGTGCTGGAGACGTTGGACGTAATCCAGGGGGAAAAGCTATGTGAGGTCAAGCTGGGCTTAACGGAGAACTTGGAGTCATGCGAGTTCAGCGCACCGGATGTATGGTGGCATGGCATAGCCGACTTGGTAGTCATCAACGAAGAGAAACAGTTGGCGCACTCAGTGGACTACAAGACCAGCAAGAGTGCGCGGTATGCGGACGTCAAGCAACTCGATCTTGTGGCGGCTGGTATTTTTGCCAAGTTTCCGAAGGTCAACAAGGTGAAGTCGGCTTTGATCTTCGTGGTGAGTAAAGAGTTTGTGAAGGCCACCCACTACCGGGAGATGATGCCCAAGTACGTGGAGAAGCCAGCGCAAGATGTTGCCCGTATAGAGGCGGCACTGAAAAACGGAATATGGAACCCCATCCAAGGGCCACTGTGCAAATTCTGCTCAGTGAAGCAATGCGAGTACAACAGGAGTTGACATGACAAAGATGACAAACCAAGAAGTTGACACCGCCCTGATTCTTGAGGGCGAATTGAAACGCCGAGTAACCGAGGTACTTGGCCAAGTCGTACATGGAATTGTGCGGAAAGCGATGGAGTCGCAGTTTGCCGACCAAAAAGCCAACATGCTGATGGAGATTAGCTTGTCAGTTGGTAAGATGTTGAGGGTCATTGAAGAGGAGGGGCGCAATCCTTTATGGGAAGCAACCCCCGCAGAGTTTGGCTTGACCCGTGAAGAACTCAACACCCACAGCATAGGAGGCTCAAATGCCCTACGTGAACAAACCCCGACCCTATAAAAAGGAATATGAGCAACAGCTTGCCCGAGGTGAGGGCAAGTCAAGGCTGGAGCGCCAACGCGCCAGGGAAAAGATCGACAACAAGAACACGGACGCCAATGGCGATGGACGTGCAGATATCAGAGAAGGTAAAGACGTTGCGCACCGCGTAGCTCTGTCCAAAGGCGGTTCCAATAAAAATGGTGTACGTTTGGAAGCCCCAAGCGCGAACCGATCGTTCAAGCGTGGGTCAAACCACAAAGTTGTATCAGAAGTCAGTACGAAGGAACGTAAGAAAAAATGACGGATGAGCATATTTGGCTTTTGAAGTATGGCAGTGGTTGGGTGCCGTGGTATGAGTTGATAAGCGGCCCTGTGGGGGAACAAGAAGTTGACTCCACTCATTCACGTCTTTTAGACGCAGGGAAACTAGAAATCGACAAGAACACAATGCGAGTTAGGTTGAAGAGAGAAAAAAATGAACTTATCAGAGTATGAGTGGCCCCGGCCTCCGGGGTTCACACCGTTCGCGCATCAGAAGGTCACAGCAGAGTTTTTAGCGAATCAGCGTAAAGCGTTTTGTTTCAACGAGCAGGGCACGGGCAAGACAGCATCCGTGATCTGGGCTGTAGATTATCTGATGAAGTTGGGTTTGGTCAAACGAGTGCTAGTGATTTGTCCGTTGTCCATCATGAAGTCAGCATGGCAAGCCGACTTGTTCAAGTTTGCCATCCACCGTACAGTGGCCGTTGCGCATGGCTCAGCCAAGAAGCGCAAAGAGATTGTTGAGGCTGGGGCCGAGTTCGTTGTCGTTAACTTCGATGGTGTCGGCATCATCAAGAAGCAGATCATGGACGGCGGGTTCGACCTCATCGTGGTGGACGAGGCATCAGCCTACAAGAACGCCCAGACTGTGCGGTGGAAAGACCTGCGCGATTTAACACGGGCCGTCAAAGGACTGTGGATGCTCACGGGTACGCCTGCTGCGCAGTCCCCTGTGGATGCTTACGGACTGGCAAAGCTGGTCAACCCCAACGGTGTGCCGATGTTCGTTGGGCAGTTCCGCGATAAGGTCATGAACAAGGTCAGCATGTATCGGTGGCTCCCAAAGCCGGATGCGTCCCAGACTGTCCATACCATCCTACAACCAGCCATACGCTTCGAGAAAAAGCAGTGCCTGGACCTGCCCCCGGTGACTTTCACCGAGCGCGAAGCCCCGATGACACCCAACCATGAGGTGGTGGACTTTGATGTATCCAACCGGCTGAATGTGGTGCAGGAAGTTGTTGATGAGTCGAGCAACAAGGTGCTGATCTTTGTGCCGTTCACGCACTCCATCGAAGTGTTGGCCAAGCATCTAACCAAGAACGGCGTAACGTGTGACGTTATTAACGGCGCAGTGTCGGTTAATCGGCGCTCCGATATTGTCCAGCGGTTCCAGAGTCAGCCTGACCCCAAGGTGCTTGTCATCCAGCCAATGGCCGCATCCCACGGGCTTACCCTAACCGCCGCCGACACAATTATTTGGTACGCTCCCTGCACCAGCGTAGAGACGTACCTGCAAGCCAATGCCCGTATCGACCGCCCCGGTCAGGTCAACCCCATGACCATCGTGCATATCACAGGCAGTCAAGTGGAAACCCGGATGTACTCGCTACTGCGGGGCAACATCGCCAACCACCAGCAAGTGATTGATTTGTACCGTCAAGAAATTTCTTCACAAGAGACTTGACAATGTACAATCTTGTGCTAAACTAATCCCCACAACAACAGGAGTTAACATGGAAATGAACGAAGCGGTTCAGGGAGATTCGACCCCGAACCCCACCCTCGACAAGCTGACGCAGGTGTATCTCAAGATACGCGACGCGAAGGACACACTCACAGCGCAATACAAACAGCAGTGCGCCGATCTGGAAGAACAGATGGGCGTCATTGAGACGCAGATGCTCGACACCTGCAAAGCTTTCAACGCGGATAGTATCCGCACCCCACACGGCACAGTCATTCGATCGGTTAAGTCACGGTACTGGACGAATGATTGGGATTCGATGCACACGTTCATCGCTGAACATCACGCATTTGGCCTGTTAGAGAAGCGCCTTCATCAAACACACATGAAGGAATTTCTTGAAGAGAATCCAGACGTTTACCCAAAAGGGATGAATGTCGAAAACACATACACCGTGGTTGTTAGACGCGCAAAGGAAAATTGAAATGAGCAACATCGCTTTACTGAACCAAGACCTCCCCGACTTCCTGCAAACCGCTGGAGTCAGTGACCTCACTAAACAACTCGCTGGCCGTACTGGCACTAAGCGCATCGTCCCCAAGAACGGCATCTTCCGCAAGGTTGTCGGTGGCGAGGAGATGGGCAAAGTGAAAGGCACGATGGACGTTATCGTTGTCAGCGCCTCCCCCAAAGTGGGCCGCATCTTCTACGCGAAGCAGTGGACCCCTGACGCCGAGCCGACTGCACCTGATTGCTTCTCCAATGACGGCAATGCGCCTGATGCGGGGTCTGCCAACAAGCAGTCTGATCGTTGCGATTCGTGCCAGCAAAACATCAAGGGTTCGGGTATGGGCAACTCCAAGGCTTGCCGCTACTCTCGCCGTATTGCTGTGGCGTTGGTTGAGGACTTCGGCACTTCGCTCGAAGGTGAGGTGTACCAGATGAACTTGGCTTCCAAGTCTTTGTTTGGCGAAGGTGTCGGTGACAACACCCACACGTTTGAGAACTACACCAAGTATCTGGCCAACAACGGCAAAAGCTTGGACTACGTGGTTACCCAGATGAGCTTCAACGAGGACAACGACAACCAGTCCATTCTGTTCACCCCCGTGCGCTTCATCGACAAAGCGCAGTACGAAGTGACCAGCAAGGTTGCCGCCAAGCCCGAGGTGCAGAAGATGGTGACGATGACCCCGTATCAGGCCGACGTGTCTGGTCGTGCGCCTAAGTTAGCCGCCTCTGCTCCTACCCCCGCCCCACAAGCCGCCGCCGAAGAGGTTGACGAGCCCAAGAAGCGTGAGTCGAAGAAAGCTGAAACCCCCGCACCCACTGCCAAGAAAAACTTGGACTCTGTGGTTGCGGCATGGACTGACGAGGAATAAGCATGAGCTATGGTTACAGCCAGAACTTGGTGGAGGCCAATAAAAAAGCCGATGCCGAGTCTCTGGGCGTAGCCTTGGGCCGTCTGTGTATCGAGAACGGGATTCCCGTGGGCATCATTGCGGAAACACTGGGGGTAAGTCGCTCCACGATTTACAACTGGTTTTGGGGCGTCACCGTCCCAATCCGCGCCCACAACGAACAGATCGAACGATTCATAGCACGACACAAGAAGCGCAAATAACATGTCCGACTTCGATCTACTTGACACCGTGCTGCCTACGGATGGGCGGTACTGCGTGATTGGGATTGGGGACTATGTAGACCAACGCTTTGCGGATACGAGGGAACAAGCCGAAGAACTCATCGAGGAATTCAAGCAGCAGCAAGTCAACGTGTATTTTGGGTGCGCCAAGTTTGGCCCACTGAACAACAGAACGCACGAGAACGTAGCTTTTGTCAGAGCCCTATGGCTGGACATTGACTGCGGCCCGACCAAAGGTGTGCCCAATTCCAAAGGGAAGATCGAAGGCTATCTGGACCAGCAAATAGGGCTGGACGAGTTCAAGAAGTTTTGCAAGGCAGTCGGCTTACCTAGACCGATACTGGTGAATTCTGGAAACGGCATTCACGCTTACTGGTTGCTTGAAGAGACACTGACCCGCACCGAGTGGGAGCCTCTTGCCAAGCGCCTGAAACAACTGTGTAAAGAGCACGGGCTGATTGTCGATGAAAAAGTGTTTGAGGCATCGCGTGTATTGCGCCCGCCTGGAACGCTGAACTACAAGAAAGGTTTGGAGACCAAGCCGATCAGCATGTGGAACGAAGTCACGCCGAGGATGACGGTGGCGCAAGTACGGGAGTTGCTGGGAGCACCCGAGCCTGACCCCGAAGAAGGCAAGCCTGACTTCATCCCAAGCTCGATCAGTCCGATGATGGAAGCACTGATGGCCAACAAGGTCAAGCGGTTCAAAACCATCATGCTCAAAGCAGAGAACGGTTGCCCTCAACTCAATTACTGTTTTGCAAATCAAGCCGAACTTGACGAGCCACTGTGGCAGTCGGCGCTTTCTATTACTGCGTTCTGTGTAGATGGCGACAAGGCTGCGCACAAAATGTCAGATCAGTATCCAGACTACGACCCGACAGAGGTTGACCTGAAACTGATGAACATCAGAAAGCGTGGTGGGCCGCATCACTGCACGACATTTGAAGAGCGCAATCCAACCGGGTGCGATGGGTGCATCCACAAAGGCAAGATCAAATCGCCCATTGTTTTGGGCATAGAAATAGAAGAAGCCGACGAGGCCGACAACGAAGTAACCGTCGAAGAAGAGGACGGTGGGGAACAGAAATACACGATTCCAGAGTATCCATTTCCATTCTTTCGGGGCAAGAAAGGCGGCATCTATGTGCGCCCAGTCCAAGAAGATGAAGAGGCGGAGCCAAAGCTGGTGTACGAGCATGACCTGTATGTGGTCAAGCGTATGCGAGACAAGGAGTTGGGTGAGGTTGCGTTGTTCAGACTGCACCTGCCCCACGATGGAGTCAAAGAATTCTCAGTCACCACCGCCGCTATTTCATCGAAGGATGAGTTGCGCAAACAGCTTGCTCAACAAGGCGTGATGGCACACCACAAACAGTACGAAAACTTGGCGACCTTTGTCATCACATCAGTCAAAAACTTGCAGTACGCAAAGAAAGCAGACATTATGAGAACACAATTTGGATGGGTAGAGGGAGACAGCAAATTCATTATGGGTGACCGGGAGATCACAAAGGACGGCACGTTCTACAGCCCGCCGTCATCGACAACCGAGTTTTTCGCCAGCAAGATTCACCCCAAGGGCGATCTGGACAAGTGGAAAGAGGTCTTCAACCTATACGGCCTACCCGGCATGGAGCCTCATGCGTTTGGCGCATTGACAGCATTTGGCGCACCCTTGATGGGGTTCACTGGGCTGGATGGCGCAATCATCAACGTGATCTACGAACACGCTGGGTCAGGGAAATCGACCATTTTGCGCATGTGCAACAGCGTCTATGGCCAGCCCAAGGAGTTAATGGCGATCGAAAAGGACACGCTCAACGCCAAGATGCAGCAACTGGGGGTGATGAACAACATACCCAATACGATCGACGAGATCACCAACATGTCGCCGAAAGACTTTTCGGACTTGGCATACGGCATCAGCCACGGACGAGGCAAGAACAGGCAAATGTCCCAGACCAACGCACTGCGGATCAACAACACATCATGGAAGAACATGACGCTGTGCTCATCCAACGCCAGCTTCTACGAGAAATTGGGGTCGTTGAAAAACACCCCAGACGGCGAGTCAGTGCGGTTGCTTGAGTACAAGATAGAGCCCAACGATGTGATCGGTGTGGCCCGAGGCAAGGAGATGTTTGACCATCAATTGAACGACAACTACGGCCACGCCGGGGAAATCTACTTGTCATGGCTGGTCA